TTCTTGAAAACCTTTTTTGAAGGAAGATTTAAGACCAGGAAACTTACGGGTTACTTTTTTCTCAATGCGAGCATCTTCTACAACATTAAGGAAAGACTTGTAATTCTTACCTTTTGTTTTATCAATAGCGGCATCATGCCAACCATCAGCTGGTGTGTATAGTGCATGACCAACTTCATGTCCACCTAAATGGTCGTACATAAAACCAGTCATATCTTGCCAGATTGGTAAATATAAAATACGATTCTTGGGGTCAAATTTAGCGGTGTGAATTTTTTGGTGTTCAACCGTAAGATTTTCACTTGCCATTAGTTTGGTCAAGAGACTTTTTTGTTCAACTGTAAAACTCATTCGATTTCCTATTGCAATGTATAGGTGTATTATATCAGAACAGGCCGATAAGTCAACCTATTTGTTGTTTAGAAACAACAGTAATACTTTTGTTTTAAGAATGGAGCGGATATCAGGAGTTAAACCTGACTGCCTATTGGGATAGGTTGTCTCGGACTCTCCGCATTATGTTGATATTATAACAGACTTATCGACCAACTTGAGGCAAATATTTATTCTTTGCCTCTTCCCAAGTCAGGTAGATTAAATCGTCATAAAAAAGTGATTCATGTGAAACTTTATCTTTTTTGACAAGTTGTTTAATTCTTGGCTTTGCATGTTTCGTCTTCCATAAACTACTTATGCTCCCAATATCCGTATCAAAGACTTTTTTCATATCTTTGCCGTCATCATCGCCTCGAAGAAATTCACAAGTCTTATCGTATAGTGGTGTGAAATAAATGCCACGAGCATGGTCTGTTTTAATTACTTCTTTAGGCACATTCATCTTTGCATATGTAAATGACAATGAACGATTCTTGTGGTCACGTTTAAAAGGTTGACCAGAAGCATTGGTTGCCACATACCATTCAAAATATTTTCGTGTGTGATTCTTACGAAGCCATTGTTCAATGTCTTTTCTTGTTTTTCTGGATGGTTCAAACGATACTGAACCTGCGGTAAATCCCATAGGTTGCCAATAATCTAAATTGTCATACTGAGATAGACCACCCGCCTTTGTTTTACCATACAATGATGTTGTTGTCACACCGACAAGTTTATCACCATAAGATTGTTCCCACATTTTCTGTATGTCTGTAGTCAGGCACAATAATGCAAGAAGTTTACCACCAACGTAATTATAACCTAGTGGTTGTAAAGGCACAATCGTAGAACCGATTGCAGTATGATTAATCATTGAACCTTGAGTTTTCTTCTCTCTTGTCCAACCAATGAATGTGTCTCTTGGTGTTAAATCAAGGAAGTCGGAACTAATACAAATCACACCAAGATACTTCTTAGTTGGTTTGTCTCTTACGATAAAGTTTAGGTTACGACCAATGTTACTGTTGTTCTTCATTGTAGAAGAAAATGTACGAATACAATTCCACAATTCAGGTAAGTCTTTGCCTTTGTTTGTGCAAACTAGTTCTGGTTCAAGTGCGAGATATTCATCAGGGTCAGTTGGATTCCAAAAGTTGGCTTTAATTTCCTGAATTGCACGGCGTTGTCCTTCATCTGCAAGGACTTCTTTATCACCTTCCCACAAGTCAACAACTTTAACTGTGGGATACTTTTCTTTAATCTCACACCACTTCTGATATAGAGTATACTCCTTGACATCCATATGAGAGACATAAGTCAATTCACGGATAGTCCGTTCACGGAGTTCTTCTTCGTTAACATCTTCAATAGACTCAGGTGGGTTAGATTCTAACCACTTTGCCCATTGTGTCTCTACATCATCAATATGTTTTGCCATTATAAAATTTCATTCATTCGTTTTTCAAATTGTTCATAATACCATTCTTCAGTTTTGATAGTATTATCTAGGTAATACTGTTTGATATCATTAAACTTCTTATCAACTTCAGGTATCTTACTATACAGTTCTTCTAAAGAATTTACTCTCTGCCATTCATCTGCAACCAGTGTGTTATTTTCATCATACTTTTTCCATACAAACGGAAAGATTCCACATGCAAGTGCTTCATGGTATCTACTTGTAACTGCCTTGTTGTCAAGCCAATTAAAACATAATGTGTTTCTACCTTCCATCAAAATTGGAAGTAGATTATACATTGTATCAATCTTCATATCAGGTTTAATTGCATTGTACTTGCCAATGAAATATGTTTTGAGTTTGGCATCTTTCTTAATCTGTTTAAAGATTAAATGCCTTTCATCTCCACTTTCCTGATTGTCAATCAACTTTCTCTTATCACAACCCCAATAGATAAAATCATAAGACTGTTCATTGTACAACTTTACAGGTAATGCTCTTGTGATAAAGTGATACTTCATTCCATGAAGACCACCCGGTATGTCTGTCTCATCAAATGTTGAGAACTTTCCTATTGTATGCGAATTAAATGTTCTTGTGCGGTAAAGTTCTTCTGTATCGGCACGGTCACTACGAATGATTGCCACATGTTTATTGGCTAGGTGTTTACCGATTTCATTAATGAATTGGTCAGACCTTTCTTTGTGCCTTGGGTCAACATACCCTTTAATGTGTTGAAAGAATTCATTTTCACTAGGAATAAGAATTACATCGGCATCAACAATGTCATCTAACTTTTTACGATTTGCGGCATTCCATCCAAAATTACAAACACCATATGTGTGTTGTGGATTTCTTTCCATGTATTTCTTAAACAGATAATAGAAAGAATCCATAATCTGATGTAATGGTTCTTTCTAATTGTAACCTGTACGCAATCGTGCACTTGTTATTTTCATTT